GATGACAAGGTTACCGTTGTCGAAGAACTAATCGATGCTAAGTCTGAGCTAGAAGCAGAACTTAACGAACAGATTCAGGCAAATATGGATCTTTCCGCAGAAAAGAATGTAAATATTGCAAAAACTATATTTATGGAAAATTGCGGTGGTTTAACTGACACTGAAGCTGAGAAGTATTATGCTCTAGTAGAAAATGTAGATTTTGAAACTGAAGATCAATATCGTAATAAACTCGGAATTATTAAAGAATCATTCTTTAAGACTAGAATTTCACACGAAACTCATGTTGCCGAGCGACCTTCAGCTGCACAGATCTTAACTGAAAATATAGATAACACAAACATTAACGAAAAAATTGATCCGTTAATGGAAGCATATAGTAATGTGTTCACGTTCCAGAATAGAAACAAAAACAACGGGTGATCCCCGAGGAGACAAGTAAATGTATAAAACAGACGACACTACACCTTATGACTCTTTAGTTGAGAAGTGGAATCCACTTCTTGAGCATGAGTCATTAGAGACAATTACCGATTATCACAGAAAGAAATGTACCGCAGTTCTTCTTGAAAATCAACAGACTGCTATTAGAGAGCAGCATCTTAACGAGCAACACTCAAACGCCATGGGCGGTAACTTTGGTAATCCCGAAGTTGGTTCTGCTGGTAACCTTTCTGGTTACGATCCAGTACTTATCAGTCTAGTTCGCCGTTCTATGCCAAACCTTATGGCATATGATCTTTGCGGTGTTCAGCCAATGACTGCTCCTACTGGTTTGATCTTTGCACTTCGTGCTAAGTATGCAGCACAGACCGGCAACGAAGCTCTATATCAAGAGGCCAGTCCATACGCTGGTATTTCTGCCGCTCACCAGAACAACCTGTTTGGTGTTACTGAAGGATCAGCCGTAGGTGCTTCTGGTTATGGTGACAACTTTACCGATGGTGTTCGTGAAGCAAGTATGCTTACACTCTCGAACTCCGGCGGGGTTCAGTATGACTTCCGTGGTGCTGCAACCAGTACCGCAGAAGGTGGTATTCTAGACGGTTCATTCGCAGAAATGGCGTTTGATATCGACAGAGTTGCAGTCGAAGCAAAGACTAAAGCACTCAAGGCAGAGTACACAACTGAGCTTGCTCAGGATCTCAAGGCAGTTCACGGACTCGATGCCGAAACTGAACTTGCAAACATTCTCTCAACTGAAATCCTCAGTGAAATCAACAGAGAGATTGTCCGTACTATCTACACAGTCGCTAAACTCGGTTGTAAGCAAGCAGACATTCTTGGTCGTAGCAATGGTACATACGACCTCTTTGCTGACTCTGATGGTAGATGGAGTGCAGAACGCTTCCGTGGACTTATGTTCCAAATTGAGCGTGAAGCAAACATCGTTGCGAAGGAAACTCGTAGAGGTAAAGCAAACTTTGTTGTTTGTACTTCAGACGTTGCTTCCGCACTCGCAATGGGTGGATTCCTCAACCTCTCACCAGCAATCAACAACTCACTAGAAGTTGACGATACTGGTAACACCTTCGTTGGTACACTCAACGGTAAGTTCAAGGTATATGTTGATCCATATGCACCCACAAACACTGGCACTAACACTACCGCCGACTACGCAGTCGTAGGTTATAGAGGTGCTAGTCCATACGATGCTGGATTCTTCTACTGCCCATACGTTCCGCTACAAATGGTTCGTGCAGTCGATACCAACACCTTCCAGCCAAAGATCGGGTTCAAGACTCGATACGGTATGGTTGCTAACCCATTCGCTATTAACACTGATCTTAGCGTTCAGGGTGGAAACCAGTACTACCGAATCTTCGGTGTCAAGAACCTTCATGGTCTTGGTGGTGGTGCTTCTGGTAGTGCGAACACCATCTTCGCGGGTGGTGGGTACTGATCCGAATAGTATACTACTACTAGTAGTAATACGAATAAAAGAGGAGCATCCTTCGGGG